CTGCTCATTGTCAAGACGCTTATCCTCTTCAATAGGACGCAACTGATTCACATCACCAAACATACACAAGCGTGCACCTGCCTTGAGTGCATTGATAATGCTACGGTGTATCTCCTGGTTGACCATAGCATACTCATCACACAGGATGGTGTCGTATGGTAGTGGACGTTTACGATCAAACTTGGGACCAGTAGATACTTGCACTACCTTCTTGTCACCTGTCTTCTCGTCATCTACCTCCAAGTCTACTGGCATACCATAGCCAAGCATACGGTGGTTGGTCATCGCGTCTAGGCCAGTGACCTCACGTATGCGCTTAGCTGCCTTGCCTGTAGGTGCACTGGTCTGCACACTATAGCCAGCCTCACTCAGCCTGTCAGATACCTCTTTCATAATTAGCGTTTTGCCTGTTCCAGCTTTACCAGTTACAGCAACAATACGCTTAGTCACATCACAGCAGGCATCAATAGCAGCACGCTGCTTGTCATCGTACACGATGCTCATGGTTGGTCCACTTCTTGTATACCAAACTACAGGGAAGAAAACGCACTGCCTGGATTGGGGAGGCAGGCAGTGCGTTACTTAGTTATTACTCAGCGGCAGCCTTCATGGGCTGGCCTTGCCGCGCGACGGGAACGATGCCGCGCAAGTAGAATGCATGAGGATAGTCCTCATTGTCCATCAGTTCCATGATGGCTTCCGCATTACGCTCCACCTTCACAAGGCGGATACGCGACTTGTCGAAGTGCACAGGCTCACCACTCTCATCCAACACCTGGATGACAAAGAACGCTGGCTTAGCCACGCTCGCACTGCGTCTCCGCTTGCGCTTGGCCGGAGCCTCACCATTGGTGGCTGTGGCCGTTTGGGTAGCAGACATATTCAACTCCTGTTGGTTTGGTAACTCATTGATTATAGGATACGTGACCACACAACGCAAGTCATGTGGTCACATATTTACCTAATCACGGTGCGAGGATGCGACTAATCTGCACGCTCGGTTCATCACGGAACTGGTTCGGTGGCTGGTGTGTCAGGTCAACCATGGCGGTTAGGCCAATGAGTGAATTGAGATCGACACTGCGGCCAAGCGGACCACCTACCTTCTCCAAGAACACACGCCAACGATGCATGTTGGTAGGTGTGTCAGCAGTCTTGAGGAAGTTGTAATACAATACAACTCCATCAGGATCACCATCCTGGAAGTCAGCAGGATAAGACTCCGCATTGATACGGAACACAATCTGTGCATACTCACCAGCATTACCCTGCTTCTTAATCGCACCGATGATTTCCGCAGGATAAGGACCTACGGGAAGAAGCGGAGGCGGCGGAGCATTGGTAATGTCGTCGCTGAAGGAGAGAATTGACTCACTCATGGGACTTGATCCTTTTGTGGACAGGTACTATATGTGGACAAGGCTTCCACGATTGTGGTTTGTCTTGTTCACTACTTGTGCAACCTTCTGGGATCACTGTGCTCGGCATAGTGATCCTATTTTTTATTCATCGTGTCTCCTTCTTCTGTTAAGGCGAACTCTCCGTGGATGCCTCGCACTGCTTCATTGTAAGCGGCGGCAGCTTCCTCGATTGTATCGTATCGGCCAAGGCTTAGTTGTTTCCCATCGACTTGCGTAACTGCACGCCATCTGCCTTTGTGAAACGTTACACCCTTCACTCCTGACACACCATGGCCTACCTTGTTGGCTTGCTGTTGTGTTCCATTTGCTTCACGAAGATTAGAGCGTTGGTTATTCAAACCATTACGATCTCTATGATCAATGGATGCATCTGGAAAATCCATGATAAGTCTGTGCATCATCAACGAATGTGAAACACCATCCTCATCCTTGGCTTGACGAACAACATATACAGTATGTGCCCTTACATCAGCAGACCACTTCCATTGGTTCAACCAATCAAAGTCATCATCATCCACTTGTGTCTTATAGCCCTGTGATAGTTCTATCTCTTTCACTTCTTTCCTCCTGGTAGTGGTATCTTCTTACCACCATTGCTTTGCCAAGCCCTATACCACTCAGCTATACCTTCTCCTTTCTGTGTGTCAGCATCATAACTCCACTTAAACTCAGCTTCGGCACTTAAGAATATCCTACTTTTCATAGGCTTACGCATACGACATGGACGCACTGCGATCCAACGATCTTTGCCATCATCTCGTAGATGCAGCACCTCATTGAATCTCAATCCCACCTGATTTGCTGTGCCTTCACTCAATGCCATCGTGATGCTGATCGGCACACCCTCGCTATTACGATCAGCAGGACCCTCATGTGTGATGAGGATCAGATGACGCTTGTGTTCAGCACACAACCGCATGATTGCAATGGTTGCACGCAACACACTAGCATTGCGATACGTGTAGCCATGCATACCTGGTCGTTCGATCGTAGACTTGTTGAACATCACGCTGTTCTGCAACGCTGCATATGCAAGCGTGGTCATGCTATCAACCACTACGGTTTCAATATCGGGACGAGTCATGAGTATCTTACCGATACCATATGGATCAGCTAAACCAAACTGAGTAATCAACTTGGTTGGTGGTTCACTTGCCATGTTGAGCACAGCTACATCGTTGCGGTCAGCCAGTGACAGATCACCACCGGGATCTAGCATAAGGAACAGCTTGGTCCCAGGTGCAGTTGCAGCTAGCGTTGTCTTACCACTACCACTATCACCCCACAACAACATCTGTAGTTGCACATTGTCTACACGTGGAGACGTTAGTGGTATGCCTCCACCCATGAGTGGTGATTCATCATCCATTAGCAATCATCTCCTGCATCAACCAATTCAACAATCGACTTGTTATGTTCGATCAACACAGCAAGCATGACTGTAAATACAGCACGTGTATTACCGTCTTCAACTTCCTTAATCATATCGACTAGGTTACGCATTGCACGTTTGATCTCGATCTCGTCTATGACACGCACTCCTTATACTTGTGTAACCACTGATCCCTAGTGGCAAGGGCTTCTTCCATTGTATCGAAACAACCTAGGTAGTGTTGAACATTATCACGTCGTATATCAACACGGTATGTTCCTAAGTATGTTATACCTATATGTCGTGCACCAGATTGTCCGGGCTTCCTCGTTGTGTTCTGGTTCTGCATAGACTTAGACACATACCTAAGATTACATCGTCGATTGTCTGTGCGATTATGATTGATGTGATCTATCTCATCCCATCCCCATATTGGTTGACCAACAATGCAATGATGCAGCAGTGTATACTTCCTGCGTCGTGTCCCCTCACCTCCGTATTGTAATACAACATTGGTTGCAGCATAACCCTTGTTGCCTACATGCCATGTGTATTGTTTCAGTAACCATTCATCTTCTGGATCAACAATTATCTCCACCATTTCTGCTCCTGTCAATACCACCACATGTTGTGTTCTCCTTCATGTCCAGACCACAACCTGTAGTCACTCATTACCAATGCCATCCAAGATGGGCTTATCCAATGGGCTCCATTCTACGTGAGTCATTTCATTGACTATTCTATGCTGCTCTTCGTCATCGGAATCGCAGAATGGTACCATGGGACAAGGACGAAAGTATCTTGAACAGCTATGCGTATACTTCGGTGCATCGAATGGATTACCTGCGTATTGTCTAGTCAACTGTACAGTATGCACCAACCAATCTAGCCAACGGGCATAGTGGAAATCGTGTCGTGATACAACCTCCCTAACATAGCCACCATAGTCATAAGTACGAGGTAGAGGAATAGCCAGACCAAGTATCTCTGCCTTGTGAACCGGAGCCTGAATAAATGTGGAAGCCGCTGCACAATAGCCAGTGATCTGATGGCTGAGTAAGAACGCTTGACTCCATGCATCACCCAATCGCGATGAGGTCTTGTTGTCATGGATACTCAACTCATTGCGTGTGTTGTAATGGATACCATCTATCCTACCCGTTAAGCGGAATTGCATCTTATCTGTCATGTTAAAGCTATGATCATTGATACGTGTCGGTATGCTGTGTGGCAACGTGATGTCTACCACTAGATCAAACGGTATCTCGATGCCAACATCGCTATGCGGATCATCTACATCACGCACCCACACAGGATGATCCCATCGCCATCGGTTCACATATGCATACAGACATTCCTCCAAGTTGCTGAGTGTGCGTCGCTTATCTCTGGGATCATCATAGAATCCACTTGTCTCCAACACAGCAAGGCCACCTGTCTTAGCCACATCTGTCTTGTCGCTGCACTGTTCCAATGCAGTGTTGATATACTGCATCCGCTCAACACCAAACAGGCGCACCATTTGGTAATCCCATAACTGATCCTGGAACTCAGGTCTGCCATCATACTGTTGCATCAACGATACCAATCGAATGAAGCTAAAGCATTCATGCATTGCACT